TGTCAATGGCGGAGATCCGAATCAGATTCTCCGTATTTTGCAGCAGTACGTTCGTCAGTCTGGACCGTTGCCGATCAACACTCGAGCGATGTAATGCCGAAGATCAGCTGGTCCGTTTGTCGTTATTCTCCAACTTTTGTTGATGTGACTACAAGCGTTCTTTCGTTCTCATATTCGCAGGGCCGACAGAACTATCTTGATCAGTACAGCGGAGGGACACTCAATGTCACTCTGAAGAACCAGACCAACGTCGCGCAATACTTCACATTCAATTCGGTATGGCAGATCTTTGACGCCGACTCGGGAGAGACACAATACTTCTGGCTCCAAGACATCAACTTCAATGATTACCCCGGCAACACTGGAATCTCCACGATCACAGTTGCTCTCGTAGATGTGCTCGCCCGTAACGGTCGTAATGTCGTCTCAAGCGTCACTCTCGCTCAAGCTGCAACAATCACTCAGCTTCAGACTTTGTGGCGTACAGCTCCCTACCAGATCGGCGACTTCCAAGGATCCGGAGGCGGATCATCCACAGCTGCAGGAATTACTTACTCGGGCTCAATGCTCAACTATCTGAACTTGATTGACGCGACCGAAAAAGGACTTTTGAACTTTAGCGGAGGCCAAACGAACATGATCCCTAGATCATCAGTCTCCTCATCGGTCTCTGGAATGAGTTTCACTCGAAACGCTGCAAGTACTACAGCGATCTCATACTTTGCGTTCGGTCACGATAAAGCAGGCCTGAACTTTATGAATAACGTGACCGTAACTCCGAACGGGCTCGCTGCACAGACCGCCACAAACTCAACCTCATTCAGTTCCTACGGCAACGCCCAACAGTCAATCTCTACAGTGGACTTTGACACGACTCAAGCCCTCGGTCTTGCAGAATGGCTATCAAGTAGCCAAGCAGACCCCGAAGCACAAACATGGTCACTGACGTTTCAAGACATTTCACAAAACACGACAGCACTCACAAACTTTCTGATCGCGTTCTATGGAATCAGCGGAGCAGCAATGAGGCTCTGGGATCTCGTCTATCGAGTCCCCGGAGCAGCAGCCGACACAACCGTTCTCGTCGCCATTGAAGGAATCACAGTGAACGCCTCACTAGACCGAACAACCTTCACCGTGTATTTCTCGCCGGCTACCTACTATCAGTTCTTCACACTTGACTCATCAACATTAGGTATCTTAGATACCAGTCGCCTCGGCTGGTAAAGGAGCATTCATGGCTATCAACCCAAACACGAACTTCACCGCTGGACTTGTTTTGACAGCTGCACAACAAAACCGATTCCCTCGAGGGGTCATGGCTTTAGCAACCAGTACAACTAACTATGTTGTAACTACTACTGAAACAATTGCCACTGGAATGACCGTTACTTTTACCGCCGTCGCTTCACGGTATTACAAAGTTACTTATTATGAGCCAACAATTACCACGCCTTCAACGCTTTTAGGATTTGTTGCCTCAAGGATTCGACTTACTAATGCTTCAGGTACTCAATACCAACTTCAGTATTCACAAACAAACGCTGCGACTTCATACACGGTAGGAAACAACAACTTTTTTGTCGGCACATTTTCTGCAGGTAGCGTCACTCTTGTCGGTTGTTTGGTTGCAAACACGACAACTGGAACGCCTACCGCAGGCCGTTCAAGCACTCAACCGTCAATTCTTGTAGTAGAGGACATAGGACCAGCATGATCATTAACCTTGAAGGCCCATTAAACGATTGCACTAAAACAATGCGGCTAATACGGAACGGTTTGCTAACCGCTTCCGACTGGACACAGTTACCAGACGCAACTTGTGACCGTCAAGCATGGGCTACCTACCGCCAAGCCTTGCGAGACTTCCCAGCCACATGGACCGAAGGCCCAACCGCCGAATTCCCAGATACGCCATGAAAACACTAGTAGTCATTGCAGCTCTCGCCATCGGTCTAATGCTTGTCGTCACTTCATGCAACGACCAAACTCGAGACAACTGCACAACTCATTCATCATCGGCAAGGTGTAACCCGTGAAAAAATTTACTAACTCCGAGATCAAAGCCAGACTGATCCTGATCGTCGGCATCACACTCTCAGCTACTTTCGTTCTCAGCACCGCCTCGCTACTGTACGGACTGCTCTTCGTCGTGCAACCACTAGAAGTGTCACCAAATGACGAATCGGCATGGTCACTATTGTCTCCGATGATGCTCTTCCTCACTGGAGCGCTCTCAGGAATTCTCGCCTCTAATGGCCTCAAGGACAAGGACAAAGATAATGACAGCTAGACCGTACACAGGTAACGCTGACGGCAACCATCCGACACCTCGAGCAGGGACGAAGCGATTCGTAGAGTTCTGTGAGTTCTTGTTCGGCGTAAAAAACATTGGTATCTATGCGAATCGTCCGATGCGATCAGGCCCGCAGCTGAGCGTTCATGCGACATGGCGAGCAACAGATCTCAAAGGAACAAAAGCCCAACGGAAGGAACTCGTGGAGTTTTTGTTCGCTCACCGTGATGATCTGAACATTGAAGAGATTCATTCCTACGATGGCGTAGGCGTACCGTTCCCGACTGACAAGTGGGGAGCTGGATATCGCAGCTCAAGGGACAACTGGCTCAAATATACAATTAGTCGCAATGCGGGAACCCCACAAGCCGACTGGTGCCATGTAGAGATTTCGCCTCTTATGGCAGATTCCCCGAAACTGGTTGAGGAAGCGTTCGCTCGAATCTTCGCCTAATGACTTGACATCGGTTCTCAGATTCGGTCAGATGATCCAGCCAATAGAGCCCAGCAACCGCTGAGCCCCGACACTGGAGGCAATATGAATCCATTCAAATTCCTAGCGTTAGTCGCGTTCGGTTATTTTGGTTTGGTGGTGATTTTCGGCGATGATGCCGGCAACATAGATCCACCGATCGTCTCGGTCCCTCAGACGATTCAGATCGTGCCACTGAGCGACGAGCAGATCGCAGACCGTAACGCTGAGATCGCTCAACAGATCGCAGAAGAGAACGCGACCATCTACGATGAGCCCGTAGAGACCACTACGACGCTTGTACAGCTCGCCGAGATAGATCCTGACACTAAGTGTCAGGAATGGCTCCCGCTCGCTGTAGAGATGGGATGGCCCAATGAGACCGAAGTTCTTCAGACTCTGGGACGCGTCATGTGGAAAGAATCGCGCTGTCAAGCCTTGGCAGTGAACGACAAGTCAGGCGATCACGGGCTCACTCAGATCAACCAGATTCACGAAGAGTGGCTCGCTGAGATGGGCTGGACTCTTGACGATATGGCGATCCCTTCCTCGAATCTTCGTTTTGCATTCCTTCTGTGGAATGCACGTGAGGAGGACGGTCTTTGTGGATGGCAGCCTTGGAGTATCTCGTGCTGAACTGGCAAGAGAAAGCAGCTTGTCGTGAACTGCCCGTGAACTGGTTTTTTCCTGAGCAAGGCCCAGAGGCTTGGCATCAACTTCGTCGAGCTGTCGCAGTGTGCGAATCATGTCCAGTGATTGATGACTGTCTCAAATATGCGCTTTCATTTGGCTATCGGGCTCTCCCCGGCATCTGGGGAGGCACATCGGAGAATCAGCGTCACGCAATGCTCCTCTCTGACACACCGATCCAGTAAGGTCGGATTATCCAACTAGGAAGGAAATCCAATGAACGACCCCGACGGTATGGTTCAGACAATTCGTGAGCAAGAAAAGCACATCGCAGATCTTGAGCTTCGGTTGAAATTACGAGACAAGAGAATTCTCTGGTGGCAAGGTATGGCCTCAGATCTCTACGACGAGCTCATCGGCTTCTATAAGCCCGACAGCGATCCGTTCGGATCTATTACGACCACGATCAACAGATTCGAGGAAGCGGTCAAGTATGAACCTCAGTGACTATGTGGATGTACCGACACGCTTCGCAGCTCTACTCGCGAAGTGGCCCGAGCTCCGTATCAAGGAGCATCGCCCAGAGATCGTCACGATCGGCGACAAGACTTTCATCTCGGTCACGATGCAAGGATGGCGAACTCCCGACGATCCGATTCCATGTCAAGCGACTTGTTATGAGCCGTTCCCCGGCAAGACCGCATTTACTCGCGATTCAGAGCAGATGAACGCGTCCACCTCTTGTCTCGGACGCTTGGCGGGCTTGATGATGTCGTTCCCGAAGATGGCCTCACTCGAAGAAGTGCAGAATCGTCAGACTCAACCAGCGACCGCTAAACCTTGGACGGCATCAGAAGGACAGAGACGACTACTTCGCGCTCTCGGTTATGCCGGCGAGATTCCTGATGGGCGTGTCGCGTTCGAGTCACTGGTCGCTGACCTGAAGTCAAAGAAAATGACTGATGGAGAAGCGTTCTGATGATTCGAGTTCAAGTCACCGACCGTCTGATCGCTGAAGCGGAGGAGCTTTTCCAGCCGATGCTGAAACTGCCCAGATCTGAACCGATGCCTCTTGAGCGTCGGATGATCGGCGCGCTCGGCGAGATCGCTGTCATTGACTACTGCTGGACAAACGATCTTCTTGTGTTCAAGAACGCTGACCTGACGTCAGACCTCAAGCTGTACACGGGCCAGACGATAGAAGTCAAAACTCAGAAGGTCACGACAGAACCTCAAGAGCATTATCGAGTCCTCATGGAATCAAGATGTGAACAGACCGAGATCTCAGACTTCATCTTCTTCACTCATCTGCAATATGTCGCCGGCAAACCTGAAGCAGTGTGGCTCATTGGTGGATGCTCTTGGGATAAATTTTGGAGGCTTTCTCAGAGACATCTTCAAGGATCGCCGATGATGCGCCACTATCCCGACGGGAACGAGGTCGCGAATGGCAGATATTTTACTTACGACACGAACCTTCTACCGATCTCACAGCTCGCACCTCCAAGCGCGACACTGAAACACTTCAAGTCACTACAAGAGAAAGAAGAAATAAAATGAGCCCCGAAAAAATTACTACCGACTGGATGCAGCCGATCAGACCGATCAGAGTCCTCTTCAAAGCGAACGAGGAGAATCGTTACTACATTCACGTATTCGCTCTCCGCACAGCTGGAGATGAATGTGAGTATCTGACCATCGACGGCATCTTCATTCAGGCGCGCTCGAAAAGCGTCATGTTCGCTGAGACTTATATTGACGGCGAATGGATGAAGCTCGGATGATCCAGTACCAAGTGATCTCCATGTATCGAGTCGGTAATCCTCGGAAACTGACTGAGAGTCAAGCGTCAGAGCTTCACACGAACCCTTCGATCGTGATGACTCTGTTGAACGCCGACCAGCACCTTGACCGTTATGTGAAAGTTATCGTGGACGGTACGGTCGCGGGCTATCAGTTATATCGGGCAGGTAAACGAGTCACGCTGCAGGATGTCTCATGAGCATCTACCGAGCACCGAGACCTGAGTCGAATTGGACACAGATTCGCAACGGCATCATTAACGACCACAGGATCACCTTCAAGGCCACAGCTGTACTGATCTACATCTTGAGCAAGCCTGACAACTGGAGGACCTCCACGAGGCATCTGAGCACTGTCAAGAAGGAAGGGATAGACGCTGTCAGAACTGCCATGACAGAGCTGGAGTACGCCGGCTATGTGCAGCGCCGAAGGTATCAAGACGAGTCTGGGAAGTGGTGCTATGACACCCTCGTCTATGACACTCCACAGCCTGTGAATAAAACTGTGCGAAACACATCACCGCAGGTCACACCTCGTGAGGATAATCCTGATGGGGATAATGCCGATGTATATCAAGAACTAACTAATAAAGACTATGAGAGAATCCCTACGCGCACTCAAGAAGGAACACACACACCCTGTGGACAATGCAGAGACACAGGATGGAAAGTCATCAAAGGACTAAAACTCGAGAAGTGCAGCTGTCTAGTCGGCATGGAGATTCATGGCAGGTAACCCCATCTACAGCACCAAACGATGGAAAGAACTCAGGACACAAATACTTGAGAACGACTCCGACTGCCACTGGTGCAGACTCAAAGGTAAACGGATCAAAGCAACACAGGTCGATCACGTCATTGAGATAGACGCCGGCATAGATCCCTACGACGCCTCAAATTTGGTCCCCTCATGCGCGTCCTGTAACTCGTCCAGAGGAGCACGATATGTGAACCGAAAAACCGCACAAAGAATCCAAAACCGCAAAAACTCTACCGATCTTTCTTTTTTTGACCCAAGCCTCAC